TTGTAGCGCGGCCCATCCGGGCAGTCCTCGGCTTGCTTCTTGCGCCACGGGATGAGCGTGTAGTTACGCGGAAATCCCTGTAAAAACTCGCATTCAATGGGGGTAAGGCGGCGCACGGTCATGGCTTGAGCCACCGCCGGCGTGTTGCACCGCTGCAACGGCCCCGTCCCTTCGACCGTGATACCTAGCCCTTCATTGGCGTTTCCATACCCGCCGCCGTTCTGCCAATTGAATCCCACCGCCACCGTGGTCGCTCGCGTGTCACCCTGATCAAACAGCGAGAGCGTGTGGTTGACCTGCCCATCCACCCAGGTCTCGTCATCGGTCACGGACTGGGCGCGCTTGGACTTCGTGAACGGGACGGGCTGCGCGATCATCGTGCAGGTTTCGTAATCCTGCCGCTTCATCTCGCCAGTTGTGATGCAGCGAGCAACGCTGCTTTCAGCATCGGCGGCAACGCCTTTCCTCGCCTTTCCGCTCGCCTCAATATGCCGCTGCAAGCCTTCGCGGAGAGCGAGAACCTCGGCGGCAGCGGTCCCGTCTCCAAGACATCCGACAACGAAGACACGTCGCCGGCGCTGCGGGACGGCTCGGGGCCATCGCCCCACTCGCACGTATTGAGCGTCCAGCACTCGGTACGCGAACCCATACCCGAGTTCGCCCAGCGCCCGGAGGAAGGTGCCAAAGTCCCGTCCTCCGTTTGAGGACAGAACACCGGGGACATTTTCCCAGACAATCCACCGAGGTCGGAGCCGAGCAGCGATTGCCAAGTAGGTGAGCATGAGGCTCCCTCGCGGATCTGCGAGTCCTTGCCGCAACCCCGCGACTGAATATGACTGGCATGGCGTTCCGCCCACGAGAAGGTCAATTGATCCGGGTTGAAGGGGCCATTGCTCATGCTTCGTCATGTCTCCGAAATTGGGAACGTTGGGATAGTGGTGAGCGAGTACCGCGCTTGGGAATGGTTCGATCTCGCTGAAGCCGACCGGGGTCCATCCCAGGCCATGCCACGCAACGGTGGCCGCTTCAATGCCGGAGCACACCGAGAGATATCTCATGGCGTCGCCCCCGGCCCGATGGCGCGGATGTCCTCGCCGATCTCGGTCTGAAGTACGCGCATCACCTCGAGCATCGGGAATCCTTCCGGCACCGAGTCGGCGGTTAGGAGCTGCTTCCCATCCACGTGCAGCGCGACCACGTTCCACGAAAGCAGCGTCCAGATCGTTCGCACGCGGCTGCCGTGGTAGTGGAAGTCCTCGCGCTGTTCTGGCATCCAGCGGGCGTCAATTGACGCCTCGACCTCGTGTTTGTCGCAATAGTCGGCGACTTCGGGAGCGTGCGGGAACAGCCCCGCGTGGAGGGTCATCTTGATTTCAACGGTTCTCATCGAAGCCTCCACACGCGAATGAGGCGACCATGCGACGCTGGCCGGCGCGATGGAACCACGGCTCCGGTCCACACAAACTTGCCGTCGAACACGCTGCCGGCGGCATTGCCGAGCTCCGCGTAGTCGAGGCCGTTGTAGGCCATGAGGTTCGCTACCTCATCGCTCGTCACGGTGTCGCCGTCACTGGCGATGAATGCGGCGAATCCACGGGCTGCGGCGAGCAGTTCGCTGCGGCGGTCGGCGGCGAGCGCCTTGCCGATCACCTTGCGGCGGTCGGCCTCGATGGGGTCGAACAGCGTCATGCCCGCCCCCTTCCTGCCAAGGCGCGGACGTTCAGGACGCCTGGGTCGCGCAGCGTGTATCCGGTGTGCGGCACGTGCTCGATGCGGACCTTGAACATGGCTCGGGCGCTGCCGAGCAGGTGATTCACGGCCCGCGGGGTCACGTCCCACCGCGACGCAAGTTCCTTGCGAGTCATGGGTCTACGGTCAAGGGCCGCGACCAGCCACAGGATGCGGCGCACGTATTGCGTTTGGTCGAGCCTCACAAGGTCACCTCCGTCTCGGCATGGACGGCTAGGAACCGACGCTCGGCGATGTCCATCTCGATCACGGCGGTATCGAACTCGTGCTCGGCGTCGAAGGAAACCTCGCCGAGGCGCTGGTGCGCTCGCACGACTTCCATGCTGAAAGAATCGCCGAGCTCCATCGCGCAGGCGAGCAGTACGTCGTTGTGCCGCGTGCGAAGGTCGGGGCGTTCAATCAGGTTGCTGACGGTGTCTCGGATCTTCATCACAGCCCCCCCTCTGCATCAGAATAAACGTGCCCGGTTGAGTCCATCGCCCCGCCGTAGTCTGGCTCGGGTTCGTCGGTGGGTGCTTCGGAAGTAGTGGCTGTGCGATACTTGGCGACTGCGATCCTGACCGCTTCGTTGCGCGTCAATCCAACGCCGACAGCCGCCGGCGAACACTCCGCAATCCAGTTTGGGAAACCATCAGCATTGCACCGAATCAAGGTGTGAACGCCGAGCCCTTGTTCGGCTTCCGTCGTGGAACAGTAAATGTATGGGTTGTGTGACTTGGTCATCTCATCCTCTTTCTGCCACGTTATGTGGCGGGTGCGACTATATGCGACTGTATATCGGCGCGCAAGAGGGAACCCGTGAGAAATTCTGACAATTTTTCCTTACAACGGGAAATGCGGGCAACGGTTGCTATGGTGCGGCTGGATGGGCGCGACGATCACGCAGCATCAGCCCGGATCGTTCACGGTCGAAATGGACTTCGACGGGGCCGTGCCATCCATTGACTGGTCGCAGGAATACCTGCTGATTTCCGACGCTCACATCGATAACGCCCACGCCGACAGGGGGATGTTTGAGCGCCACATGCGCCAGTGCCGCGAGCGCGGGGCCAAGTGGCTTTCGAACGGCGACTTTCTGTGCCTGATGCAGGGGAAATGGGACCCGCGCTCGGATACCTCGGCCTGCCGGCCAGAGCACCGCGAGGGGCGCTACCTCGATTCCATCATCAATACGACCGCTGACTACATCGCGCCGCACGCCGACATGGCGCTGCTATTTGCCCCTGGCAACCACGAAACCGCGATCAAGCGCCGCCACGAAACGGACATGAACGAGCGCCTGGTCGAGGCGCTCAAGGCCCGGAACAAGGACTGCCGTGCATATGCAGGCAGTTATGCAAACTGGGTACGGTTCCTCGTCAGGCACAAGGAGCGCCGGCAAATCTTCGGGAACAGCGTCGTGATGTACATGCACCACGGCTACGGCGGCGGCGGCCCCGTCACCCGTGGCACGATCCAGACCTCACGCATGGCGGTCTATCTGCCGGACGCCGACGTGATCTGGACAGGCCATACCCACGACGAGTGGATCATGCCGATCCAGCGGGCGCGACTGACCCTGCAAGGGCGACCCTACCTTGACCGCGTGCTGCACGTCCGAAGCCCTGGGTACAAGGACGAGTTCAGCGAGCAGAACGGATGGGCCGTCGAGAAGGGGATGCCACCGAAGCCGAAAGGTGCGCTGTGGCTGCGGTTCTGGATGGACAACCTTCGCAAGAACGGGGTCGCTAGCCGTACGCTGCGCTGCGAGGTCCGTGAAGCGCAGTAACTGACCGTATCAGAAGGACAGATTCAGGAGCATCCATGCCGACGCCAGCCAAGGGCAAGCGATTCGTGAAGGTGGTACGGAACCCGGAGACGGGCCGCACGCGCAAGGTTTCCTACGGTCAGGCCGGGAAGGCCAAGGGCGGCGGCGACCGCATCAAGCCAGGGACCGCCAAGGGCGACGCCTACTGTGCTCGCAGCTTCGCGCAAATGAAGTCGCACCCTGCGGCGGCACGCAACCCGAACAGCCCGCTGCGGCTCTCGCGTGCGAAGTGGAAGTGCAGCGGCAAGACCTCGAGAGGATAAACATCATGGCAAAGAAGACAGCAAAGCGCGGCCTGTACGCGAACATCAACGCACGGCGTGCGGCTGGCACCAGCCGCCCGAAGTCGAAGTCCACCGTGAGCCCCTCGGCATACAAGGCGATGAAGCGCGGATTCAAGTGAGGCACCCATGCGCGTCCGACTCGGCGGCAAGTACTGGACGCTGCGGTTTAGCCCGAACCTGCACGACTACGGGAACATGGTCGATCCCGGCAAGGCCGCTGGGCGGATGCTGCGCGTTGCCACATGGCAGAGCGAAGAGGAGCGTTTAGATACCACGCTCCACGAGGCGATTCACTGCTGCCGGCCAGAGCTTGACGAGCAGGCCGTGACCGACCTCGCCAACGATCTTTCGCGTTTGCTGTGGAAGCTCGGGTACAGGCGCGAGCAGTGATGTTCAAGAAAGTGGAAGTTGCGTACACGTTATTGCGACGTGTACGTTCGATCACTATTCCTCCCAATACACGTCCTCGCCACGGCGGTACTTGGCGAGGTCGGCGTCGCGCTTGCACGACGTGAAGTGCTTGTCGAGGAATCGGCAGTAGTTGTTTGGGAACAGGATGAACCTGCCGTCCACGCGCTCAATGAGGTTGAGCGGCTTGTGTTCCTGCGGGTAACGACTAAACCCGTCACTCCAGTCGATGACGATCCCGGTATGCCGGCCGCAGAACCCGCGCTCGGCGCTCGTGCCCATCACATTGATTCCCTCGAGGTACTCAAGGTGGATCGCCTCAACATGGTCGCCCATTGCGCCCCAGGGCTGGAGGTGTGACGGCTCGCAGAACCCCGGCAGCGGGCTGCGCTCAAACGCCTTGGGGTCGTGCGCGAGCTTGTGCAGCGGGACGCCGCACCATTCCGCGCCCGTCTCAAGCAGGACGTGCGCCATCACGATCTGGCCGGGGCGGGCGTAGACCGCGTGCCAAATGCCACGTGTCGTGCCGGCGGGCATGCTTGGGCCGAGGGCTGTGTTGCACACATGCACATACAGATGAAACGGTAGATTCGCGTGGCGAGGCATATGCGCGATGATATACTTCGTGTGCGGAGATGCGGGAGTGCGGGAGTCGGAGCCCTATGACCCGCAAGGGGATCGCCAGAAGGCCGCGAGGTACGACGCGATCCAGCGCAACCTTTGGGGTAATGACAACCTGCCGCCAAGGGACAGACCAAGCTAAGTCTGGGTGCTGTCCCACGTGACAAAACATCGGTCGCTGGAGCGAAAGTGCTACAGATCCGCACAAGTGTCGGCGGTTGTTTCCGATTGCGGGAACGCAGCCGTTCTGTATGCGTTTCGGTGAACGCATACAACTTTCGGGGGCGGATGGAGCTGCGGTAAGAACAAACGCGGCCCGGGACTTTCGTCAACCAGGCCGCGCTTCCGGGGGCTAGATTGTCGGGTCGCGCCGCGCTTGGCGGCTCCAACCGCCTCGCCTCGTCAGAGAGGCACGCCCGACGAGAACATGGTATACTGCCGGCTGAGCGGGTGCAACTGCTCGAACCAATCAAGGCCGGCGGTGGGGTAGGTGCGCCGCACCCGCTCCCTGCCCCACCCCGGCCGTTTCGAGGCAAGAGATGCCGACGCAATTTCCTTGGTTTCCGATGTACCCGACCGACTTTCTGGTCAGTACGGCGACCATGACGCCCATGCAGGGGTGGGCATACACCCAGCTTCTGATGTACGCCTGGACGAATGGAAGCATCCCGGATGACCATCGGGCATGTGCCGCGTTGACGAGGTGCGATCTGACGGAGGCGGACTGGGCGGTGATCCGGTCGCGGTTCGCGCCGATGGCAGGGCCAATGGCCACCCTATGCAACCCACGTATGGAGCGTGAGCGCCAGCGCGTGACCGAGCGCCACCTGACTGCTGCCGAGAACGGAAAGCGCGGAGCGGAGGCCCGTTGGGGACGCGGGAATGGGGTCGCCAATGGCAACCCTAATGGCCAACCTAATGGCAAATCGATGGCTGTCACAACCACAACCATAACCACAGAAGAATCCCCCCCTACCCCCCCTTCGAGGAAGGGGGGGAGGAGGAGAGGGAATGATTCACTCCCGTTCTAGGAGAACCCACCATGCCTGACTACGAAGCGTTCCTTGAAACCAAGAAGCTCATGCATCGACTCTGGCCGAAGTGGAAAGCCGACGATGAGCTAGCGTCGCTCCTCAACAGCCGATGGCTGCACCTCGACCAGGACAAGCTCCGCGAGTGCATCCGATCCCACCGATTCGACCGCAACACCATCCCCGACGTGACCGCGATCCACAAGGCGTACTGCCGCATCACCGGCGGGAACTACGCGGATGTTCCGACTCCGCAGCCGCGCCGCTATGCGCTCGAGCATGGGCCGACTGAACAGGAGGTCGCAGACTGGCAGGAGTGGGCCGACGAACTGCTGGCGACGGCGACGGCGACAGAACTGGCACACTGCCGCGAGCGGCTTGGCCTGCTGTCACTCCAGACCGACACGCCAGGGCAGCGCCGCGTCACCGCCATCGCCATCGAGTATTGCCGCAAGAATCCACAGGTTCCGTAACACGCAACGGTAAACTGCCGCCATGCGACGGCGGCAACACCCCATCCTCCTCGCCAACATGGATGACTGCCTCCTCGGCGTCATGTACCCCAAGGCCACCGACCGAGCAGGAATACCCGTCGCCGTATACTCGGCCGACATGATCGCGGCCCGCCTGCGCGATCAACACGACATGTCCATCGGCGAAGCTCGCACCTTCGTCACCGACAACATCGAAACCAACGAACTCGGTCCCGGAACCCCGCGCCTGATCTGGGCCGCAACAAGCGAAGATTTCGGCGAGCCCGTGTGCAAAGCCTGATATACTGCGGGCAATGGATATCCATTCGTATGACGATTTTAAGGCGGCCGTCACCACGGCCGTGGTGTCGCAGGGACGCACCCGTAGCCAGGTCGCACGCGACCTCGAACAGCAGGGCAGGCTCCGCGCACATACCGTGATGTGCCTGCTGTCCACCGCGCCCGTCATCGGGAAGCGAACCGCCACCTTCGACTCCGCCATCACACTCGCCGATGCCGCAGGACTTCGCATCACCCTCACCCCGAAGGAAACCACGTAATGCCCAGCAAGTCACCCGCCCAGCGACGACTCATGGCAGCCGCTGCCCACAGTCGCAGCTTCGCCAAGAAGGTCGGCGTCCCCATGTCCGTCGCCAAGAAGTTCAACCGCGCAGACGTGAAGGCAAAGGGCAAGAAGCGCAAGTGACCAAACTCGCGGCCTACGGTGAGAACGGCCGCCGCGTCGGCGAAACACACCACAATGCCACGATCCCCGACGAAGTCATCCAAGAGATCCGAGAGCTCCACGAAGAGCACCGATGGGGCTATCGTCGCATCGCCAAAGCCCTCGGACTCCGCTGGACCACCGTCAGCAAGATCTGCCGCTACCAGCGCCGCGCCTCTCTCCCCGCCGACTGGAAACGCCCTCGTCAAGCGAAAGATCGGCCGGCCGCCTGAAGCCGTGCCTGAACACCACGCAGCCGACCTCATCGCGTGGCTGTCCAACGGCAAGCCCCTCCGCGAATGGTGCAGGCAGCCCGGGAACCCGGAATGGCGCACCGTGTACCACTGGATGGACAAGGACGAGGACTTTGTGGCACGCATCGCACGCGCACGCGAGGACGGCCACGACGTGATCGCCGACCAGTGCGTGACCCTTGCCGACACGCAGCCCCTTGACCAGGTTGAGGTTGCGTGGCGCAGGCTCCAGGTCGAAACCCGCCTGAAGCTCCTCGCCAAGTGGAACCCCAAGAAGTACGGCGACCGACAGCAGCTCGAGCATGGCGGCGGGGTCATCCTGAACGTCATCACGGGCGTCCCCGATGCGTAAGACCATCCGCCTCGGATACGAGCCTCGGGACTGGCAGCGGCGGTGCCACCTCGAGCGCCGGCGGTTCACCGTCCTCGCCCTGCACCGACGCGCCGGCAAGACCGAACTCGCCCTCATGGAACTTCTCCACCGGGCGGTGAAGTGCCAGTCGGATCTCGGGTTCTTCGTGTACGTGGCACCGTTCCTGAAGCAGGCCAAGGCCATCGCCTGGGCGCGACTGAAGCAGAAGATCGACCCATTCATCCGCACCGGGTCCGTGGACGTGAACGAGGCCGACCTTGCCGTCACGTTCAAGTCGAACAAGGCCACGATCCGACTGTTCGGCGGCGACAACCCCGACGCCCTGCGTGGCGTGCGGCTCGACGGCTGCGTCATCGACGAGGTCGCGCAGATCAAGCCGGAGGTATGGGAGGCCATCATCCAGCCCGCCCTGTCCGACCGCCGCGGATGGGCGCTGTTCATCGGCACCCCCGCCGGGATCAACCTGTTCAGCGAACTGTACTACCGCGCTGCAAGTGGTTCCCTCGAGGACTGGTATGCGGCGAAGTACACGGTCTACGACACCGATGCGCTCGCGCCCGACGAGGTCAAGCGCCTCGAGCGCGACATGCCAGAAGCTGCGTTCGCACGCGAATACCTGTGCGACTTCAGCGCAGCAGGCGACGATCAGCTCATTGCGCTCGCCGACGCAGAGAACGCCGCGCAGCGCGAGTACCAGGACGGCGACATCATCGACCAGCCACTCATCGTCGGCGTGGACCCGGCCCGGTTCGGGGATGACCGCAGCGTGATCGTCCTGCGCCAAGGGCTCCGCATGGAGCCGCCCATCGTCCATCACGGCATCGACAACATGGCGCTCGCCGCAGCCATCGCCAACGTCATCGAGGACCGCGATCCCGACGCCGTGTTCATCGACGCCGGGGCGGGCGCTGGCGTCATCGACCGCCTGCGGCAGCTCGGCTACGACGTGACCGAGGTGCCGTTCGGCGGCAAGGCCACCTACGCCAACCTGTTCGTCAACAAGCGCACCGAGATGTGGTGGGCCATACGCGAGTGGATACAGGCGGGCGGCTCGATCCCGAACGACATCACGCTGAAGCAGGAAATCAGCACGCCGATCTACTGGTACGACGCAGCCGGCAAGCGCGTGCTCGAGTCGAAGGACGAGATCAAGAAGCGGCTCCAAGGCGGCGGCAGCCCGGACATGGCCGACGCGCTGTGCCTCACGTTCGCCTACCCGGTCGCCAAGATGCTGCCACGTGAGGTGCGCGAGAAGATCGACACGCGACCGACCGACTACGACCCGTACGAAGAGATCAGTACCCGTAAACGCTAGACGGAGGTCTACAGTCATGGTCAGGCAGGCCACGGAGCAGGACATCGAGGCAATCGCCGACATGGGCATGGAGTTCATGTCAGGCACCAAGTATGCGTCCGTGCTGCCCATGTACCGCGATGACGCACGCGCAGCCATCCTCCAGCTTCATTTGGTGGGCCGCGTCTGGGTGGCGGAGATTGAAGGCCGCATTCGCGGGTTTCTGGCGGCGTCCATCATCCCGTGCTGGTTCAACCCCCGCTCGCGCATCGCGCTTGAACACGTCTGGTGGATGGACGAAGATGTCCGAGGCCGAGTTGAGGGCATGCGGCTCCTGCTCGAGTTCGAGCGGTGGGCGAAAGAGCAAGGGGCGCAAGTCGCCTGTTTGTCAGACATCGTCCTCGAAGCTGGCAGTCCGGCTGGGTCGATCCTCCAAAGGCTCGGCTACGAGGTGAGCGAACGCACTTTCCTGAAGGTTCTCCCATGTTCGACCGCAATATCCGACGAATCCACGACCTCTCCGCACGCCGCGAGCGACACTTCGTTGTCAGCGGACTGACCGCGCTCGGCACCGCCCTCGGCGCGACCGCTGGCAGCGCCTTGGCAACGGGCGCACTTGCGGCAGGTGTCATGGGCACCGCAGCCGCCGGGACGGGCTACAGCATTGCCGCAGGCGAACGTGGCGCAAAGATGCAGAAGCAGGCGATGGGCCAGCAGAAGCAGGCGCAGGACGCCGCAGCTGCCCAGGCTCGCAGCCAGCAGCGCCGTAGCCAGCAGGCAATGGCAGCCGCCAACCGCGCCGAGCCCGCCGTCGCAGACATCATGGGACGTGCCGCTGCCGAGATGGGCGGCGGCCCCTCGAGCACCATGCTCACCGGGCCAATGGGCGTGAACCCGCAGGATCTCCAGCTCGGCCGCACCTCTCTCCTCGGGGGCTAAATGAGCGAGTACACCGGAGACAATCAGTCGTATCCCGGCGCTCCCACGCGGGATCGACTGTTCACCCGGTGGGGCCAGCTCAAGAGCGAGCGTGCGTCCTGGTACGCGCACTGGCAGGAACTCACCTCGTACATCCTGCCGCGCAACGGGCGCTACTTCCGCCAGGACCGCGACCGCGGCTACCGCCGCCACAACAACATCTACGACTCGACCGGCACCCGCGCCCTGCGCGTCCTCGGCGCAGGCATGATGTCGGGCGCGACCTCGCCGGCACGGCAGTGGTTCCGCCTTGCCACGCCGGACCCGGAACTCAACTCCTACGACCCGGTCAAGCTCTGGCTCGATGACGTGACCAAGCGCATGCAGCGCGTGTTCCAGAAGTCAAACACCTACAACGCTTTGCACCAGATGTACGAGGAGCTCGGCACGTTCGGCACCGCAGCCACCATCCTGCTACCCGACTACCAGAGCGTCATCCACCACTACCCGCTGACCTGCGGCGAGTACTGCATCTCAACCGACGCAAAGGGCCGCGTCTGCACGCTGTACCGCGAGTTCGAGATGACCGTCTCGCAGGTGGTAAAGGAGTTCGGCCTCGAGAAGTGCAGCGTGTCGGTGCAGAACATGTACCGCACCGGGAACCTCGACCAGTGGGTGCCCGTGATCCACGCCATCGAGCCTCGCGCCGACCGCGACATCGGCAAGCGCGACGCCAAGAACATGCCGTGGGGTTCGTATTACTTCGAGGTCGGCGGCGAGGAAGGCGTGTTCCTGCGCGAGAGCGGGTTCCAGTACTTCCCGGCGCTCTGCCCGCGCTGGTCCGTAATCGGCGGCGATATCTACGGCAACAGCCCCGGCATGGAGGCGCTCGGAGACATCAAGCAGCTCCAGCACGAGCAGCTCCGCAAGGCGCAGGCCATCGACTACCAGACCAAGCCGCCGCTTCAGGTGCCGGCGTCCATGAAGAACCGCGACGTGGAGACGCTTCCTGGCGGGGTGTCGTACTACGACGGGCAGTCCAACGGGATCAAGACCGCGTTCGAGGTCAACCTGAACCTCCAGTACCTGCTGAACGACATCATGGACTGCCGCGAGCGAGTGCGTGGTTCGTTCTACGCGGACCTGTTCCTGATGCTCGCCAACACCCCGAACACCCGCATGACCGCCACCGAGGTCGCCGAGCGCCACGAGGAGAAGCTCCTCATGCTCGGCCCGGTCCTTGAGCGGCTGCACAACGAGCTGCTGTCGCCGCTTGTGGACATCACATTCACGCGCATGGTGGCGTCTGGGGCACTGCCGCCGGCTCCGCAGGAATTGCAGGGAATGGACCTGAACGTCGAGTTCGTCAGCATGCTGGCGCAGGCGCAGCGTGCCATCGGCACCAACGCCGTGGACCGCTTCGTCGGGAACCTCGGGGCCATCGCCCGCATGAAGCCCGACATTCTGGACAAGTTCGACCAAGACCAGTGGGCCGACGTATACGCCGACATGCTCGGCGTGGACCCGTCGCTCATCATCGCCGACAAGGAGGTCGCGCTCCTGCGCGACGCCCGCAATCAGGCGATGGCTGCGAAGGAACAGGCTGCTGCGCTACAGCAGACTTCGCAGAGCGTCAAGAACATGGCGCAGGCACCGACCGGGCAGCAGAACGCGCTGACCGACGTGATGAACATGTTCTCGGGGTACGGCTCGCCATCGGGCGTTGAGGTTTAACAGTACCCGTAAGCATTAGCCACAGGGATACAGTCCCGCCGTGAGCAATTACGACCCCCTCGACCTGCGGGGCCAGGAGCGCGACAGAGCCGACAAAGAGCTCCGTGAGCGTCTGGAACGGCAGAACGAGGAGGCCGACGTGAAGTGGCTCATGTCCAGCAAGCGAGGCCGTCGCATTGTGTGGCGGCTGCTGGACCAGGCGGGCGTGTTCCGCAGTTCCTTCAACACCAACGCGATGTCGATGGCATTCGCGGAGGGCGGCAGGAACTACGGGCTACGAATGCTCGGCATGGTCCATGCGCTCTGCCCGGAGCAATACCCGGCAATGATGAAGGAACAGGCACACGATGAACGAACCAACGATGATGGAAACGGCTGAAACCAACACCACAGCCGCTCCCGCATCCGATGCTGCCGCAGTTGTCTCGGCGACGGCCGAGAAGCTCTACGGCAGCGAGCAGAAGGCGACCACGACCCAGGGCCGGCAAGCCGCGGATGCGGCCGCTGCCGGCAAGGCTCCTGAAGCCAACGACGCCAAGGCCGCCGAGGCACCAGCCGACGCCAAGCCGACCGCGCCGGAAACCTACGAGTTCAAGGCACCGGAGGGTCGAACGTTCGACTCCGAGGTCATTGCCGAGTACTCAAAGGTGGCGAAGGAGCTGAACCTGTCGCAGGAAGCCGCGCAGCGCGTCCTTGACGCAGTCGGCCCCAAGCTGGCTGAACGTCAGGCGGCGCAGATCGAGGCCGTCCGCACCGGATGGGCCGACAGCAGCAAGGCCGACAAGGAGTTTGGCGGCGAGCGTCTGTCGGAGAACCTGTCCGTGGCGAAGAAGGCGCTCGATGCGTTCGGCACCTCCGAACTCCGCAGCCTGCTCAACGAGTCCGGCCTCGGGAACCACCCGGAAGTGATCCGGTTCATGTTCCGCGCCGGAAAGGCGATCAGCGAGGACAGCATGGTCACGGGCACTAAGGGCGAGGCCAAGCCGGCCGGACCCCGCTCGTTCAATGACCTCGCCGACGCCCTGTACTCCACCAGCACCTAAACCCACGAAAGGGAAACCACAATGGCAGTTCTTTCCAGCACCAACCTGACGCTCGCCGATTGGGCGAAGCGCACCGATCCCGAGGGCCGTGTTCCGGTCATCGCGGAACTCCTCTCGCAGTCGAACGAGATCCTCGAGGACTGCGTGTTCAAGGAGGGCAACCTGCCCACTGGCGAGCGCGTCGTGATCCGCACCGGCCTCCCGGCCGTGTACTGGCGCGCCCTGAACCAGGGCATCCCGAACAGCAAGAGCACGACTGCCCAGGTCGATGAAGCCTGCGGCATCCTCGAGGCTCGCAGCGAGGTCGATAAGGATCTCGCCATGCTGAACGGCAACACCTCGCAGTTCCGCCTGTCCGAGGACGTGGCCTTCCTTGAGGCCATGAACCAGACGCAGGCGACCACGATGTTCTATGGCAACCCCGCCATCGAGCCGAAGTCGTTCCTCGGCCTTGCGGCGCGGTACTCGGCGGCCCCCGGCTCGTCGGGCATCGGCCAGAACATCATCGAGGGCGGCGGCACCGGCAGCGACAACACCTCGGTGTACCTCGTTGTCTGGGGCGACAACACCGTCTACTGCCCCTTCCCGAAGGGCTCGACGGCTGGCCTCATGCATGAGGATCTCGGCGAGCAGACCGTCTATGACGGCAACAACCGTCTCCAGGCTTACGCCACGCGCTACCAGTGGAAGAACGGTCTGGTCGTGAAGGACTGGCGCTACGTCGTTCGCATTGCGAACATCGATGTGAGCGACATGTCCAACGCGAGCGGCACGCAGGCGTCGAACGCGGCTACGCAGCTCATCAAGCTGATGACCCGCGCCATGTACCGCATCCCGAACATGGCGATGGGCCGTGCTGCGTTCTACATGAACCGCACCGTCCACGGCGGCCTGTCCATCCAGGCGATGGATCGCGCCCAGAACGTGCTGTCCGTGCAGCAGGGTCTGTCGCAGTTTGGTACTCCCTATTCGTGGCTGTCGTTCCTCGGCGTTCCGTGCCGCCGTGTCGATGCCCTCATCAACGCAGAAGCCCGCCTTACCTAATAGGTAAAGCAGAAAGGACACACAATGATTCTTGACCAGAACCTCCGCCTCGGCAACACCGGGGCTATCACTTCGGCCGCCACGTACATCACCGGCACCAGCGGCACGCCGGACGTGGTCGATCTCCAGAGCAACACCGCCTACACCGCCACGGTGAGCGGCTCGCTCTACACGGTCGGCCAGGGCACCCAGAACCGAGACATCGGCGCTGGTGCTGACCTCTACGTCATGTTCACCGTGACCACGGCGCTCGCCGGCGGCACGAACGCGACGTTCCAGGTTGTCGCCTCCTCGTCCTCCACGCTTGCCTCGGGCAACGTGGTCATCGGCGAGACTGGTGTCATCACGACCGCGAACCTCGGCCTCGGCGCCCAGGTCGCTGTCCGCATCAACCCGCAGCAGATCGCTGCGGCGAAGCTGCGCTACCTCGGCGCCCAGGTGGTCACGACCGGCACGCACAGCGCCGGCGTCATCAGCGCGGACATCGTCGAGGACATCCAGGACGGCCGCACGGTGTACGCGTCCGGCTTCTCGGTTGCCTGATAGGAGCCATCCATGCCGAAGGTCAAGGCCAAGATTCTCTGCTTCGTGGACAACGGGCTGCGCCAGCCCGGAGACGTGTTCGAGTACAAGGGACCGCGCAACCATCACCTTGAGTATCTCGAGGAAGTGGAAGCGGAACCGGAGCCGACCGTTTCCGACGCTCCGCCTCGCCGTCTCCGCAAGGGCAAGGTGGCCGAAACCGCAGGCACGGAGTGAGCTTGTAACGAGTTAGTGAACAGGGAGGGGCGTCGGCGGGAAACCACGGCGCCCCTCCCGTCCTACGGGAGGCACGTATGGCATCGGTTGTCGAGATATGCAACCTCGCGCTCGCGCACCTCGGTGACGATGCCACCGTCGCTAGCATCGACCCGCCGGAGGGATCAGCGCAGGCCGAGCACTGCGCCCGGTTCTATCCGAGCGCACGTGACATGCTCCTCCAGATGCACACGTGGTCGTTCGCATCGCGGCGCGTCAGCCTCGCGCAGGTGACGATGCCGTACACCATGTGGAAGTATTCCTACGCATGCCCCGGTGACATGATGACCGCCGTGGCTGTGCTTCCGCCAGACGCGGAGAACGATTACTCCGTCCGCGCATACCCCGCCGACCGCTACGGCTTCGGATGGACGAACCCACCCATCACGACCGCCGGCGTGTACGTGCCGCAGGAATACGTGATTGAGACGGACACGCTCGGGAACAAGGTCATCTACACGAATCAAGAGAATGCGCTCCTGCG